TTTAAAACGCGGATGAACTTCAAAAGGTAACCCTCAATTTTTGACAAACTTTGTATAAAAGTTAGCTTCCTTCTGGCTATCAAATGTGTAACCATCAATCGTGACTTTATTTCCTCGCTTATTCAGGGCTGTTGGTGATTGCATTGTTTTAACTCCCTTTCCTTGGTCGCAGTTTCCGCTCGAACTGCTTTTCCATCTTTGTTGCATTCTGGGCATGGAATAGGTGTTGCATAATTAAATCTGTCTTTTCCCCAAATCACACGCTGATCTTGACATCTAACACACTTCATTCTCATTTAGCCCCTTTCATCCAAGCTTGGTTATCTTTTGTTGCTTTTTCAATTGGTTCCTTTTTAAAATCTACTTTGGTAGATTTTGCTGTATACCTATTCGGTTTTTCTGGCATTATGATGGCTTCCTTTACCTCTGAAACAGTTCCGCCAGATACGATTGTTGCAATAGCTGCTGTCTCTTTTTGCTCAAATAGCACAGCATCTTTCAAATTAGCTACTGGCCAACCATCTTTGCCAAGATAAGCTGAAATTTTCACTACATACGGCATTGAATGATTCCCCTTTCTATCGATTTGTTTTTAAGGCTTTAAAATGCGTTTTAAGCCGTTTTTCTTTCTTTACATCTATTTATATTCGCTTGATTGTAAAACTGTTCTACGCTGAATATATTCGCTAAAAATAACATTTTAGATACCTGCTACTCGTTTGTCTGATGTCCCCTCGATTTTCATCACGAACCCTTGTGAATTACTCATGATGCGAGAAAGGATTCTCTCGCCATAGGCTTGACTCATTTCTTTACCAGTTAAATTGGTTGTAAATACTGTTGCTTTATTCTGCCGAGCTTCTACAATGCGATTTAAGGTGTCGTTATTAAAGTTGGTACTGTCATTACCTTTAACGCCTAACTCGGCCCCTAAGTCGTCCAAAACAACTAAATCAGCGCTTTTTATCTCTGCCATTAAGGTTCCTGTTATTGTCTTTCTGGCTTGTTCATCTTTCATCGCAAATTTTAGTTGTTCTAAGAGTTCCGCATAGCTAATAAATAAGCAGCGTTTATCATAGTTTGATTTCTCCAACACTTCCCAAGCCGTTGACATAGCTAAATGACTTTTACCAACACCGCTTTTACCTGAAAGAATCATATGAATTGGTTTATTCAAAAGAATTTCAGTTGTGGCTCGATTGGCAATTTCAAAAGCAAGCTTGGTTTCTGTGTCTACTGTTTTGTATGTTTTAAAACGACAATTAATTAAATTTTTGTCGGTATAAAGCGAGCTATATTTCAGGTAATTAATCGCTCTAGCTTTCAAACTATCGTTAAACATTTTTTCTGTGTCAAGGTCTTCTGCTTTTTTGCGTGCTTTATAGCCACATTCCATGCAAGTTGGCGGACATCTATCGGACCCATCCTTGTTTTTTGCACGCCAAGCATAAAGATTTCCTCCGCACTCTGGACATGGATTGGGTGTGATATAAAGCAACGTTTTAATCATTTTTGAAAATCCATCTGATGCTGACTGCATTCTTTCACTTCCTAAAATCCAAGATCATCGTAATCCGAATGACCTGTGTTTGATTTCTGTTGCTTGGTTGTAGTACGTTCTCTTTTTACGGCTAATGCTTTTACATCATCTAAAGTTTTAACGCCTTCTTGTTCCCAATTTCTCAAAATACTTTCAGTGTATTTGAAATTTCTAGCATTTGATTTTGCGGAAATTTTTAAAGCTTCACTTACTAATTCAGTTGATAAATCATTACACCAGTACTCTAAATTTTGAGTAGTGACCGAATTTAGCATTCCAAAAATTGATTGATAAAGTTGAAAAACTGACTGTTGCTCTTCTACTACTACAACATTCTTTTCATTCTTATCATTCTTTTCATTCTTGTATGTGGACAACTGTTGGACACTTGTTGGACGGTTGTTGGACACTTGTTGGTCATTGACTTGATAGTCATCCCAATTATTTATTGTTATAACGCTGTATTTCGGGGTTGATGAGATGGACAACATTTGCTCATTTTCAAATTTTTTTAACCATCTCCATAACGTACGCCCGACAATCTGTTGGTCACGCGGAACACCTTCATTGAACTCTTTCTCAATAACGGCGCGCCCTGTGACGAATTGACCGCTGGACACGGCTATCTCTTGACCATTAAAAATAAATCTACTTTCTTTATGGCTCGCCTTCATTAAACATAAAGACCAAAGTTTAAACATATTAGCGTTGGTCCAAACGAATGAATTGGTCACTTTCCGATACAATTTTATATACCCAGTATTCATTCGTTATGCACCTCCTATAAATCGTCCATACTGGTAAAATTTGTAATTTTGTTGTGTCCTCTACAATATTCACAAGTTCCACAACCAACTGGCTCCTCTTCACCGTTTTTCACTCGTACAACATGCTCGATGTTTTCTTTTAATTCTTCTAATTCGTAAATCATTTTTTCTTCGCTAAGAGTGATTAGTTTTGCTTCACTAGGTGTTTGTTTTGAAACGGCTGCAATGAGAGGAAGAAAATTTTTGTCATATTGTTGCCGAAGCAGTTCGCAATAAACAGCCATTTGTAACACGTAACCGAAGCGTTCAATGAAGTTTGCTTTTCTGTTTAAACGTTCATCCCATTTCTTCTCATGCATATCTTTGGTTGTTTTGATGTCTACAAAATACTTTTCTTCTAAATTTAAACAATCGATTTTCCCTTTCCACATTGCACCGCCAATTTCACCTGTGACGATCACTTCTTTTTCGCCTTGATAAATATCTAAAAAGGCTTCTTCTTGTTTTAATCTTTCAATCATCTGCTCGGCAATTTGGAAATCTTTCAGTAGCCCAAACGGCTTTCTTGAAGAAAACATCTTGCTTTTATTTTCTTCTTTAAATGCTTCATGAATTTCTGGTGATTCAAAGTAAGAATGAACATAATTACCAACTAGCAATGCTTTTGGATCACTAACTGGTGTCCATTCGCCTTTTAACTTTGCAAGAGCTGCAGCTTCACATTCAAGAAATTTTTTATATTGAGAGACAGACATATAAGCTAGGTCCGCTTCTTGTGAATAATAATTTTCATCAGAAAGGATAATCGTCTTCTTCAATCGTTGAGACATCAGCTTCACTCTCTTTCTGATTGTGTTCATAACCAGCCATCACATCTAAAGTTTCTTGTACTGGCTCTTCTAAAATTCGGTCCGCCACTTTCGTTAAATCTTCTTTTTCAATTGGTTTGGCTTGTTCAATATTGTTTTCTTGCTCAATAACTTTTTTATTGTTGGCAAATAATTTTTCTTCGAGTGCTATTGCTGTATCTGCAACTGGTTCTGCTTCCTTACGTCTGTTTTCATCATATTCGTATTCTGTTGTTCTATTAATCGCATCTGTCAGTAAATCACTATCATCGCTTGTATTGATAAATGTTTTAGCGGCTCGATTTGTTACTGTACGTTTAGCCATTTCTCCTGGAAAATCATTTTGAACATTTTTTGTTTTCGCTTTGCTCCAAGATTTGTCAATTTCTTTTTTTGTCATAACGGTATAAACACGTTCACCATCGTTTTTTTCAATTACTGCAAAAGCACCAATAATTTCATTGTCTTGATTTGCGAAGTCTGGCTCAAATTCTTTAACGACTGTTCTGCCTTTTTCACTGCCAATCCTAAACACATCACCTTTGTGAACAACTTCCGCCCAAATATCTTTAACATTTGATAAACGTTTCAAAACGGCTTGTGTTCCAAAATATGATCGTTGCATTTGTAACTCTTTTCCATAAACAACAAAATAACATTGGGTTTTTGCTGGACTTAGGCCTTGAACAACCATATCTAATAAAGTGTTAGCAACAGATTCTTTTGTAACAACTTCTAAAGCAGGTCTTTTATTTCGATCTTGTACTTTTTGAATTGCAAACCATGCTGATTTTAGAGCATTCGATGCATTGTAATTAGCTGGCAATTGTAACCCATCCTGCTCTAAACCTTTAATTCTGTTAGAAACTGCATCAGTAACGTCTTTTTGTAAAATAATTTCCCCCATCATTGATTCTCCTCTTCTTCGTCATATTCCCATGTTGGCTCTAATGCTTCTTTTTCTTCTGGCGGCTCTTGTCTAGCTCCTAATGAATCAAATTCATTCGTGACAATCTACCTCCAATTTACTAATTGATTTTCTTAGTTCGTCTTTCATCTCTGCTATCCTGTCATTTACAGCCTTTTCAACTAATTTCTTGATGTCTGCTTGTATCCCGACTATCCCTAAATCTCCTTCTAACCGAACTTCGTGCCAACGACAATGCTCTTCTTCTTCAAAAAAATCAGACGCCATAAAGTGTGTAGGGAAACCAATTTCTATATCCGACATCACTTCTTTTTTATTATTTAAAGCAGGGTTCTTTATACTTATTAGATACTCCTCCGCTTCTTTTATCTGACAAATCAATTTTTCTAAATACAGAATCTTTTTATTTGCAACATCAATTACTCCCATTTTCACCACTCCCAAAATAATTTTATTTTTCCGTCTTCATCGTCTAAGTGAAAAACTCCTTCTTCTTCTAACTGCATCAAAAACGGTGCTGTAGCTCCTTTTTCTTTAATTACTACGCTTGTTTTCCCTGCGCTGGCAGCGTTCATGATATCTTGAACAATTTTGTTTTGAGCATTGATCATCATCGCTTCAAAAATTGAATCGCTTAGTCCGTTTACTTCAATCATTGCAGCTCACCCCGTAAAAATGCAGTTAGTAGTTCATCCATAGATTTTTCATTTGCAGCATCTTCGGCTTTTTCTGCTACGCATTCTGGACAATCACAAGATTCGCTTATACTTAATTGCTCTTTTAGATCACCTACAAGTTTTTGCAAGAGTATAGCTAACCCGATAACTGAACCACAAAACGCAGTACTTCCTTGGCCTGTTTCAAAATTTGTAGCACATAGAAGAAGTTCAACATTCTGTGCCTTACATTCTTTTTCAAGTTCAATAATCATTCTTTCAATTTTTCTATTCATGTGGTACACTCTCCTTGAATTTGATATTTGTAACTGACCTACTTTGATGGCCGTCGAAGTGGGTCTTTATTTTTGTTTTTTTACTTCTCGATCTTCCAACGCTAAATCGTAATAGAGCAACCAAATGATAAAAGCTGCTATATATATGTTTTGGATTAATGGACCAATATTTCCATCTACTAAAAGCCCCAAACCAAAAACGATTAGCAATGCCGCTATACGTCTTAAATGATAGATTTTTCTAAATGTGATCATCATTTCTTTAAAAACGATCTTTCGTCTCCATGAATTCTTTCCAATGAATATCTATAAAATGAGCGGTCATCTTAGCATGAAACTTCCAAGGCATCCCTTTACTAGTTGGGAACTTTACGAATCCGCCGTTTCTTATATCTACCTCTTCGCGATATTTATAGAAAATGAGTTTCCAGTCACGTATATCTTTCCCACCTAGGCGGTTAGTAACATCTTTTGCATTCCACGTCTGACCAATTAAGGTTTGATTTTCTAATTCTAAAATCTTTGCCTTTTCAATCAGAATCAAATTAGACGGTATCTCAATTGAAATTTTTGATTCTATCAGTTGCGTCATCTTACTGACCCCCTATCTAATTTTGTAGTATTCAATAATTGCGGTTAGCGTTTCATGAGCCTTTTTACTTTGATTTTTCCCAGAAAGATAATCATTCAAGTCTTGTTTTGGAATATTGAAGTATGTTGCTACAGTAACTAAAGAAATTCCTTTTTTATCAAAGTATTCACGAATTTTAGTTCTGCCTGTCGTTGTGTCTGGCATATTATTTATCCCTCCTTTTAATAGTTAGTAAGTTAATTAGATAGAATTGTATAAAATTGTTGACTGAACACTACACTATAGTGTAGTATATAGACATACGAAATAAGCCTATAACAAAACCTTTATTATGCACTCGGTCGCCAAACTTAATGCTATAAGGTGTGTTTTTAGTTTGCTTTTTTCTATCCAATTAACTTACAAGAACAATATACACTATAGTGTTGTATTTGTAAATAAAAAACTACACTTTTTTATTGTTTTTTGTAAGAATTTAAGGAGAATGCTGATATGACAGTATTTGAACGTGTCAAAATACTTGCAAAAAATCGATCAAAAACTATGAAACAAGTAACATTAGATTTAGGATATAGTGAAAACTATTTCTATAGTCTAAAAAGTGGAAAACAGCCATCGGCTGAAAAATTAAAAGAATTAGCTGACTATTTTAATGTGTCTGTAGACTATTTACTTGGTAGAACTGAAAACCCCAATCCAGTTGACAAAAATCAACTAACAGTCGAAGAAGCTTTATCGTCTGTTATGAGTAGTGACGGAAAACCGCTGACTGAAAATGATAGAGAAATTTTGTCAGGCATTATTGAAGCGTATTTGGAGAAGAAAAATAAGTAGGTGTTGTTGTTGAGGAAACAAATTGAAATGATTGTTAAAGAGTTAGGTGTAATTATCCTAGAAAAAGAGGATTTAGATGCAGACGGCCATTATATTGCATCGATAAATACCATCGTTTTAAAAGGTTCTTTAGATGAATGGAATAAAAGAAAAACCCTTCTTCATGAATTAGGCCACGCTAGCGAACATCAACATAACTACCAATTATATAATTTAGCTTTTTCTTTACATTCTAAAATGGAGCATGAAGCTGATGTATTCATGATTGACAATCTCTTAGATGATTATATGTCTAAAACTGGTTTAACTGTTGAACAAGTTAACTATATGCGTTTTATAGAAGATGCTGATATTGATGCACGTTATGAAGAGTGTATAAGAACTCTTTTGTTTAATAAACTACGAAGAATTAATTTTGCATAAAAAAGCCCGTGTGGGGACACGGACTTCAATCTCATTTCGAGATTTAACTTATGAAAATATTATAACAGAAATGAGGAATTTTTAGTGAAAAAGATGTTTTTTGGGGTAATAATCTTAAGTTTATTTGGAGTATCATTATCAGCATGCAACTCTAAAAATGCACAAGAAAGTAAAAGTAGCTCTAGTGAAATATATGAGAAAAAAGAACTCTCACGTAGTGATATTGAACTTATAAAAGTTGGAAATTCATCCAAAACTGTTTATAAAAAATTAGGTTTACCTATGAAAGAATGGGATACTAATTTTGTTTATGATGAACTTAATAATAATGTGAATAAGGACAAATTAATGATTGATTTATTAGACGGTAAAGATAATGAAAAACTTGTTCCAAAGTATAAGAAGTTATCTGAACATGGAGAATCGGCAAAAGACATAAAAAATCTTAAGATGTTACAGTATGCATTTGAAGATAAAACTTCTACTTCTACTTTTCTAATTTGGATAAATCCTAAAACAGATAAAGTTGTATATTTAAGTGAACGAAATTATTTAGATGAGAATGGCCAACATCCTGAAGAATCTTCTGATGATAAAACTACTGAAGATACTAATAGTATAGATATAAATAATAAAACAGCTGCTGTCGGAGACACTATTTCGTTTTCTAATCAGCAGACTAATGATAGTTTAGAAGTAACAATTAACTCTGTTACAAAAAGTAATGGAGACGATTGGCATAAACCAGAAGGACTATACTATGCCAAAGTGGATTTTTCAGTTAAAAATACAGGAACTAAACCTTTTGATGTGAATGCGCATATGTTCGAGTTTTATGATTCCAACAATGTAAAATCTAATCTGGATTCTTGGGATTATTTTTCTGAAAATATACAAGCCGGCAAATCTGCAAATGGATCCGCATACTTCGATATTACCAATGATGGGAATTCGTTTGAAGTTTTCTTTGCAGACAGCTCTTGGAAGGGTAGCTATTAATTTTTTTCTTATCCCCTCTCTGGTGAGTTCTAGCATGTTCGATTCATGCTAGGGGCTTTTAAGTGAATATTGGAGGTGATACAATGGCAAGCATAAAAAAATTGAAAAGCGGATGGCAATATCGAGTCTCTTATAAAGATAAAGATGGCCGATATAAAACAAAAAGCGGCAATGGGTTTTCAACAAAAAAAGAAGCGCAATTGGCAGCATCAGAAATTGAAGCTAGGTATTCTAAAGGATACTCACTAAAAGAAGGCGAAAAATTATTTCATGAGTATTTTCGAAATTGGTTTGAAGTATACAGGAAAGGCAAGTTATCACAAGACAATGACGGTGATATTCGTCGGGCTGTTGATTTTAGTGAGAAATATTTCCCTGACACAAAATTAAAAGAATTGACTCGACAAGAATATCAAAAGGCCCTGAATGACTATGGGGAAACACACGCTACAGCTTCAGTAAAAAAACATCATACGTATATGCGAGCTGCTCTTAAAGATGCTTTGGAAGAAGGCATTATTCATAGAGACCCTACCTATCGAGTACAAGCTATAGGCAAAAAGAATCCTAAGCACGAAGAATTGAAATATTTGAATTATCAAGAGTCTATCCATCTAGTTCACGAAATATTAGAAGGTATAAAACCCACTTATACTTCTCGATTTATTATTCTGTTTGGTATTGCGACTGGTTGCCGTTTTTCAGAAATTATAGGCATGACTTGGGACTGTATCGACTTCAAGAATAAAACTGTAAAAGTAAATAAAACATGGGACTATAAATATACAAATACATTCTCTAATACGAAAAATTATCAATCAAAAAGAATAATCACTATTGATGATGATACGCTCGATTTATTAAAGAAATTACAGTTACATCAAAAAGAATATTATTTAAAATCTGGTCTACGCAACGAAAATAATTTAGTATTTTTGAATGACAATATGGAACTTGTATCGAATACAGCTGTAAATAAAGTCCTTCGTAAATTCTGTAGAAAGATCGGTACAAAAGAATTGACTTGTCATGGTTTAAGGCATACCCATGCTTCAATAATGTTGTATAAAGGAATAAATATAAAATATGTATCTCGTCGCCTTGGACATAAGGACATTGTAACCACTTTACAAACCTATCAACACATTTTAGACGAGATGGAACAAAAAGAAAGTAATGCTGTTAATGAAGTGATGAAACAAATGTATGTATAATTTTTTTGCATTATTTTTGCATCAAGTAGTTAAAAACAGCCATAAAACCAGTATTTACAAGCTAGGTTTTACGACCGCCGTCTCCATAAGGTACAAAAAGAAAGAGAACGTTAGAAATTTCGCGCTGTTACAGTGTTTTGAAAGGATTCTAAACGTCCTCTTTTTTATTTTGACCACACTTTAAAGCCTATTCTTTTTTGGTGAGCCTGATAATTTCTGAAATATCGTCAATTTCCAAAGCATCAGTGATTCTTTCAATGTGTGGCAGATAAATTTTTCTCGTTTTTCATTAGCCAGCTTGTTAATAATTGAAGGTTCCATATCAGATAAGCGGGCTAACTCTCTTAGAGAAATTTCTCTGTTTTTCACAAGCTCTTTTAAGCCTATTTCTACTTTTCTATCCATTGTAGCCACATACTTTGTTTTCGGTAGATTTATCTTTTTGACTAGTCTGTAATTCAACCTTTTAATAAATTTGTTAAATAGATAATTGGTTTCGCTCAAATCCTCAAGTTCATTTGCAAAGGTAAGAGTTAAAAATTTTGTTTGGCTGTCGAAATTCATATTGATTAGACGCCGAATATATTGTACCTTGTTCTTATAGTAATTTTCTCTTTTTTTCCTAGCTTCAATTTATGACAGTTCATTTTTCTCTAAATTTATACTGTTCGATTTTCGCTTATTTTCAGTAGTATAGCCATAGATAACAGGAACAGCATAGAAATAAATTTCACAACTTCTAGGAATCAAAAAAAGTTGTACATTATATTCTGACATAGCATCACCACTTTTATAAACATTATTTTATTGGTAAATCGCTCTTAAATACTTATATATCATACCACCTTCTTTCATGAACTGTTTTTCTCCAGATGTTAGACTATTATAGATTTAAAAAATTTGGATATGAAATTTCTGATTAAAATATTTAATAAGAAGATTGATGAGGAAATCAAGAATTTAAAAAATTGATGTGAGATAGGTACATTCCAGAAATGGTAACAACTAAAAAACAACGAAAAAGAATTTTCCCTTTTTCGTTGTAAAATTACTATTCTTCATCAATTTCCTTGTTAAATACTCCTGTATTTAACATATTGATAAAATTAGCTAGTTTTAATTTTGGTGGTAGTTCTGCAGAATTTTCGATGACAATTTTTAACCAAGGATACTTATTTACAAATAAATTTTGCTTTCCTTCTTGCTCAGATACTTCTTTAACTTCTGCTAAAACAAGAAGCATAACAGGGTAACGTTCATTTTCACTAAGATTTATATAATTTACTAATGCTGTCATAAATTCTTGGGCTTGAACATACTCAGAGAAGAAAGTGTCTGGGAAAATAAAAACTCCTTCTTTTTTACCAAAATGTACTTTTATCTCACAGAGTTCTTTTTTAATTTCTGCAGAATCAGCATAAGCATAGGATTTAACAAAAATATCTTTGTCAGTTACTTGATTTAAAGCACGGTTAAATGTTTTAGGTCCTCGGACAACAACATCACTTTTTTCTTTTAAATCAGATAACTCTTCAGTTCCAGTCCCTCTTGTTAAAACTGCATCAATATGCTCATCTTCTTCATTACCTGAATTGCTAGTAGTTCTGTTAGGAGTTGTTCTAGGAGTTGTTCTACCACTAGTTTTTTTCTTATAAATGCTGTTATAGAGGTAATCCAATCTAGTGTCTGATTCATCTTCTCCTATGGAAACAGATACTTCTCCAATTTTTTTACTCTTTAATTTTGTTGGGTTTCGTTCAAAGTAATGTGGACATTCTTCTAAATGATTTTCATTTCTATGGGTTCTCAAAAAGTTTTCATTTTGCCCATTTACAAAATCTAATCTTGCTGAACAGCCAATTGTTGAACAACTCAACAAATGTTTTATTTCTTCGAAATTTATAGAATTAGATATTTCCTCAATAGACAAAACTCTCTTATCTTGTTCACAATATGCTTCGTTAATACTTGCCAT